TCTGTTGTTGCTTTGCAAGTAACTTGTTTTCAAGAGAGGAAGAGTAGCCCTCTGTTTCCTTAATCTCTTTTTGTATGTTGTCATATTGCTGTTGCAACACCGCTAATTTTGAGCGTGTCGACTCAACCGCACTCTGTTGTTTCTGATATGCGGCTATGTCGGATTGAGTCTTGGAGAGGGCTTGTATTTCTTTCTGCATTGAGGCAATCTGTTGTTGAGCCTTTGTGAATGTGGAGCTATAACTACCGCCTAATTGAGCATTAAGTTGAAATAGCATCTCATATTCTTTTCTGCTTGACATAATAGCCCTCCTTATGATTGATTATTTTTTGTTTGCCGATTCGTTTCTTTCGTCCACTATCCTGTTGCTCGTTCTTATCCACGCACTGAATTCACGCAGAGGAAGGGAGAGCCAAAAGGGAACAGGCGTATTATTCGTAATCGACATAATCAGGCATTGTTTACGGAGCCATTCGCCTCCGTCTCCTGTTACAATGCCGTATGCATTAAAAAAGAGCGAGCCTTACTGCGTATTGCATTAAACTCACGCAAAGGCAACGCGGAAAGGAAATCTGTTCCGACTTTCGCAGTACACGCACGAGCCGCCATACAACTTAAATAATGACCTGAGAATTCGGGAGTAATAATTACTCTGCCCTGGCTCTGCATTTCATTTTCGATTGCAAGGCTATCCACTCCTGTAAGTCCGCCCCAATCGAATGTAAGCTCCTCGTATGTCTTACCCTCGAATTCGAACGGCTTTGCAAGTTTGTGTATATAGGTATCTGTGCTTAATGCAGCCTCTTTTTCTGCTACTGCAAATTCCTCTGCATCAATGATATCTTTCTTGTTTGTATTTTCGCTCATTTTAATTTACTCCTTTACAATTAAAATTTTAGCCCGAAACACTTATAAGGTGCTCCGGGCTTTATGGTTTCTTACTTACCAAGTGCCGACCTAACATCAGCAAGATAGTCTGTGCCATTGATGTAGCAAATGAAGTTGAGAGGGTCAATTTCTCTGTACTTTTTGCCATCAATGTATGTAGCCCAATAACGCACTGCATATTCTCCGGAACCGTCTCCCTGAGATGCAGGTGCAATACTGCCGCCTTTGTCGACCTTAGGCTGAACAACAAGGATATGCTTAACCGCTCTTGTTTCGATTTCGCCCTTTGTTGTGTTTTCCTCCTGCTGAGCTACACGCAAATCAATAGTATGTCTGCGAGGCTCGGAGAGCTTAATGCTCTGCTTGGTTGTGGTGCGGAAGTTAAGGCCAAGTGTCATTGCATCAAAATGACCTACAATGACAGCCTCAACATTTCCTGCAATACCTGCGCCTGAAATGCTCTGTGTGAGAGCGGTCAAGTCAGGCAGAGTTGCCTTTGCAAGACCGACATACTCACTGCCATCTTCATATACGGCAAAGTTAATAATAGCTTGATCCATTATTCAATCCCTCCTTAACCTAATGCGCTCTGGATGTAGTTGACATCATACTCTGTAACAAAGTCGATTTCCTGTGCAGGAGGCGGAGGCGCAATGTATGTGTGAATCTTAATCTTACCTGCCATAAGGTCAGTAAGCGGATTTTCACTTTCAAGCATTTCACATCTCGCTCCGTACAGATAGCCTTTGCCGACAAGACCGTTCATCCAAATATTAGCCGTATCAAGTACGGTATCAATCAGGCGACGGTTCATCGGGTCGTCAACATTCTTCCAGAAAGTTTTTACCAAAGTGTTGTCTATCCACTTGAACATACGAGAAACAGGGATGAAATAATCTTTTACATCCGTATTTGCAGGATAGCAAGCGGTATAGTTACCCCAAGCAACCCAACCGTTGAAGAAATTAAGCGCCGTTACAACGCCGTTTGCATTCAAGGTGTTTGCCTGTGCAAGAGTAAGGTTGACCTCTGTACCGTCCTCCAAAACAAGACCGTCAATTTTGAGGCCCTTGTTAGAGGGTGATTCATAAGGACATCCCTCGTTCTCACTGTCGATTGTTGCCATAGAGCCGGCAAGCTGAGTTGACATATGGAATTTCTTGTCGCCAAGTTTTCCCATAGGCCAACAAGCAATCTGCTCACTGTCAACGATATTCGCATCCGTCTTTGCTTCGAGGACTTTGTCATAAGATGTAGCACCGGTGTTGGAGCTATCAATATCACAAAGAGCCTTTGCTTTCAAAATGCCGTTAATGTTAGTGGCTTTTGTAGCCATTACTGCAGCTACGGTTGAGTCTTTGGAGAAGCCAGGTGCAAGAAGCAGGTCGGGAACAACCCCGATTTTTGTCAGGCACAATTCTACTCCCTCAAATCCGTCTGCTACATCTGTAGCTGATACATTGGTGGCTACAACCTTTGTATATGCCACACTTGCATTAGCTGCTTCGTAAACGCTTCCGTCAGCAAGGAATTCGATTACAAGATTTTCACCGTCATAATAGGTGCTGTAATCGGAATCGAGCACATACGCGTCACCCTGTTCGCCTGTAGCTTTGATTACAAGAGTGGCGTCATTGATTGCCTCGATAGGCAATTTGATTTTGTGAGCTGTTACGGTCATATCTTCCGCTGCCACAGTTTCTTTGTTGCCGTTCTTTGTTAAGTCGAGCACATTACAGAAAATGACAGGCTGACATCCGTACAACTTAAAGTGCGAATACATAACCTCGCACAGTGAGTATTTTTCCCAGTCATCAGAATAACCGAGAGCCGCCACTGCTTCATCCCAACTTGTGCAAAGAACAGGCACACCTGCTTTTGCGGGATTGGTGGCGGACTGAACAGGTGCTGTACCTACAACGAAAGGAACACCCGATTCTGCAACTACGGGAGTGCTTACGCTTGTAGCCTGTTCGGTTGCATTAACACCGTGATTTACCATTTTGTTACCTCCTTAATTCTTACCCGACATCTTTTTGTAGTTCACATAAAGGATGTTTCCGGGCGTTTTTACTTTGATTCGGTCTTCGGACAATGTTTTGTCCGTTACAACAAGAGTCTTTATAAGCGGATATTTCTTTATCGCATTTTCAAGCCCGGCAATTACCGTTGCTTTGTCTCCGCGATAAATAGTTCCGCTCTGTATTACTCCTGTTATAGTAGGACCGAGATATACACAAAAACCGTCGCTCTGGACGGTGTTTGGTTGAATAGATTTTTTTGTCTTTTTAGCGCTCATAATACTACCTCTCTTTTTACAGTTGGCATTTTCCAAGTGGAAATCATTTCGCCTGCATAAAACGGAGCTGTGTCATCAGGATAGATAAGCCTTTCAAGCCCCGCGTTTATGTCAAGGGTAAACTGATTTCCGACAGTTCCGGCTTTCAAAAGAGCAATGCGCACTCTCTCAATAAGATTTAAGAGCATCAAGCCGCCCTCTTCTTCGTTGTCATTGTAAACACAAAAAATGCTACGGATAACGGTTTGAGATTCCGTTGTGTCCTTGCCTGTGATTACCTGATGAATGATGTAGGGCGCTTTCTTTGTGGCTGACCCACTATCCGGCAAACGCATCTTGTGTACCTCGGCGGCACGATAAGCCTGCTCTGTATCACCCTTTTGCATTTTAGTCGGCATTATAAGGTCTTTTGTTGCTTCTTCCGTGAAAGCCTTTAATTGTTCAAGCAAAATTACAGCTGTCATAATTAGCCTCCCCATCCATTAAGAACACGCAAAATCTCGTGTTCTATTCTTGATTCGTAGGTCTCAAGGATTGTCTGTTCCATTTTCTCAATGACCTGCTCGTTCTGCATCATATGACCGGTTGAGGGACCGTATTTTTTCTCCACAGGGAAACGAGGTGAGCCTACACGCTCGAACACCGCCGTTTGTCCGAATATCTTTGCGACAAATGCGTGTTCAAGAGAAGCTGCGCCACCGTTTCTTTTTACCTGAGTCTGCACATGGCCGTCGCGTGAGAATTTTGTATTAAAGGTCAAGAGTGGCAAAACACTCCCGGCAAATGAAATCTGCATACTCGCAACACCACCGGCACCTCCACTTACGCGTGTTTTCTCGTTGACATTGTGCATAAAGTCACCTTTTGATATGGTGTACTCAGCTGCAGCAAATTGTCCTGCTTTTGTTTTGGCGGTATTGCCGGCACGCTTCAAAGCGGCGGAGGTTGCTTTGAACACTCCGCCCGGCACGCCTGCAAGAATTTTATTTACTCTATCTAAGCCTTTGCCACCGACCTAGTCTATGCGGATAATACTCATTCGTCATACGCCTCCAATTCAACGCGGAGCATACCAAGCTCACAGACAGAGGATGCAACATAGAATTCGTTAAAATATCCACCGCCGCCCTCTTGTTCGTTGATTTTGATACGCTGACCTTTTTCGGGTTGATTTCCTCCCAGGTCCTCCAATGAACAATGCAGTATAGATGTTACAAGGTATAGCCCTTGTGCGTGGTCGCTAACGGTTTGCGTACGGTCTTTTTCTTTTAAGCCGGACAACACGATAGGTATATCTTCGTAGGTTTCTCCATCATAGATAACGGTGCGTTTTTTCGCAAACTCGCTCATATTAAGAAATACCTTCGTGTTATCCGCTTTTACCATATCCTTGAATCCGCTCATACCACAGGGTCTTCGGCACCTAAGCCGGGAAGCTCGTCGCCGTTTTCATCATCAACAGAAGCAGAAACTTCAACCGCAACAATAGCCTGGACATAATCTTCCTTGACTTTGAATTTTGAGGTATCAATTCCCATATCTTCGGCAAGGGCTTTAAGGTCTTTGATAATCATTCCGCGAAGCTGTTCCTCGTCAAGATGACAGACTATTTCATTATCGCCCTCATTTTCGCCGTTCTCGCCATTTTCATCATTGGACGGGTTTACACTTGGGGGGTTGGTTTCTTCGCCATTTCCGCCCGTTGCAACGCCCTCTGTGATGATTTCTGCAACGCCAAGAGAAACTAATCTCTTTGCTTCGGTTTCTTCAAGCTCAAAAGGCTCGCTTGTGCGGTCTTTTGGTTCAATGTATTTTCCAACTTTATGGCCGTATGTGCCTGAAATAATTTTTACTTTCATTTCTTTTACTCCTTTCCGCAAACAAATGATTAAACTACATTTGCCGCATAGATATAAGGACAATAATTAACAGGTGCCGCAAGAGGTCTTGCACCAAGTCTAATCTTTCTTATATCTTTATCCTGGTCGAGAACAAATTTTGTAACACGCTTTGCAGCATATGTTGCAAATTCTGTTGTACCGTAGTCAATCTGTGTAATCTGTCCATACATCATATGACCACATTTCGGAGCAGTAACCATAGCAGATGTAGCCGGGAAGTATTTCTGTTCCTGGTTGTTGTCATCAACATAGCTTTCGTCTACGCTGATAAGGTTGAGCTTAAATCCGCCAAAGTTGAGCGTACCCATATAAACAACACCATCATACTTGGAAAGTTCCTGTTCGATTGTTCCGATAATGATTCCGCTGTTTCTGTCAAGCAATTTCTGTACCTCTTCAAGCTTTAAGATTGCATCTGCTGCATCCGAGCCAAGAATAAGGTCAGCCGCTTTCAATCCTCTCTTAGAGAGCATACGGCACATTGCCTTAACATCACCAAAGAAATCTCCGCTTTGAGTGTCCCACTTATTTGCTACTGTGTAGGTGTGGTCGCTCTGTCCGTCAAAGAACTGAACATACTTTGTATCACCAACAGTATTAGCATCAACATACTCCTGCATTGTGCAAGCGTTGTTAATCATTGTCTGCACTGCCATCCATTCCTCTCTGCGAGCAATGCGGATGTCAAGGTCAGTAAGGTCTCTAAGCTGAAGTCTTGCGGCTCTTTCAGCGGGAGTGCTGCCGGAATAAAGAGCCTCGCCAAAGCCACGCTTTGTAAGGTCATCAAGAGTAAGAAGTCTTGACGGAGCAATATAAGCAGGCTGATATTCGTGGATTTCATATCCGGTACGGTCAACGGGAATGTCACCAATACGCGGAGATACGAAACTTGCCATCTTTCTATCGCCCTTTTTGTACTCGGTCAAAACCTTGTCAGCAGCGAAAATATCTTCCGCTCCTGTGGGGAAATAACGGTCGCGGAAGAATGAGGCCTGAGGCACAATTTCTTCTGCAATCGCCATCAAAGTATAATTATCAAAAAAATTAAGTGTAGGCATTTATTTTTCCTCCTTTTTAGTTTGCAGAATTAGAGGCTTTGAACACAATTCCATATTTGCGGAGACTGTCGTAGTCTGCGGATGTCATTGTGTAGCCCGTTGCTACGATTGTTTTTGCTGTGTTAAAGCATCCCGCGGTATATACAGTTGCAATAACATCTTCGGATGTTCCGACAACGATATCATCACAAAGGATGCAGTCAGGAGTAAGTGTTTCATTACTTCCCGCAGTTGTACCAAGTACAACAAGTTTTCCGTCTCCGCCTGTGCCGGAGCTCATTGCAAGAATTGTACCTCTCGTG